ACACGTGACCAAAAACTTGAACACATTCGATGTTCCCTTATACATAATAAAGATAATGGAGACATCTATGATTAAAATATACGGCTCACCAAATTGTATTTGGTGTTTAAAAGCAAAGCAACTTTGCGAAACTTTAGAATTGGATCACGACTACATTGAAGTAGACGCTATCGGGTTCGAAGAGTTTTCGAAAAGATTCCCTGGTATGAAAACTGTTCCACAAATTATGTGGGGTGAAGATCATGTCGGTGGATACCAGGAATTCGCTGTGAAAGTGAATGAATATATAACTAAAGAAAGTGAGGAAAATGATAATGACTAAATCAGAAATCTTGGAAAAACTAAAAGCGGGTCAAGTCGATCTTGAGTTCATCAAGGCTGACGGCACCTTAAGGCAGATGAGTGCGACATTGAGCGAGAGTTTATTCTCTTATCAAGCGCCGAATCAAAATGATTCTCCGGGTAAGAAGACAAGTGATTTCTCTTTACCTGTATGGGATCTTAAAGCTAACGGTTGGAGATCATTTAGGTGGGACAGCCTAAAGGTAGTTGACAGTGTTGACGTTCCTTCGGGAAGCTTCACTAGTGCCGCCTAACATCGTAACCGAGAATTGTTCTGATCACATCATTCGTCTCATTAAACGAGATGTGAATCAGACGATTCTGCCTAAGTTTAGTTTCAACTCTGTCGTGGATGGGCGTATCAATATACTGATACCTCATCTACCGCCAGATCAAGTTGATCCAGAAGAAATTAAAAGATACGACTTGATCGTATTTTTTAACTATTGGCAACAGCAAATGTATAATCTTTTCTTAGATGTACCATATTCAAATGGTATTGTAATGAGAGATGCTATAGATCCTATTGTCACACACGAAAAGCCTAGACTAAGCACTAATATCTTATATGCAGGAAATATGGATAAAGGACTTGATATAGTTTTAGCCTCGTTTAAAAGACTTACAAAGCGCAAATTTCCTAATGCTAGACTTATAGTATGTACCGATAGAGGCAATAAAAGAAAGCTACCTTCGCATTTAGAGGGTCTAGAAAGTGAATTGATTTCTAATACTAAGATCGATTGGTATCGAAAATGTGATGATGATTTTATGAGAGGCGTATACTATAGAAGTCATATATTTGCATATCCTACAGATTATCCAGAAGTCTCGTACACTCCTTTGATACGAGCAATGTCTGCATCCTGCTTTTGTCTACACTCTTCTTACGGCTCATTACCAGAGACTTCATTGAGCAATACGTCTATGTATGGCTATGATGAAGACAGACTCCAACACGCCAACAAATTTACAAGTGAACTAGAAGGAACTCTTAACATATATAATCATAAGGGACTCAGGGCATCGATGATGCGTGAACTAGAAAATCGAAAGAGTTCTATTGATGATGTATATAACTGGAAAAAACGATCTTACCAATGGAATGATCTTCTATTAAATCTATTAACTTGAAAAAAAAGGTTGACAACCATTTCGTACTGTGTTAATATACGTTATAACTTGATGGAGTAACACATGGCAAAAGCTAAAACAAAACTGCCTCGTAGAGGCAAAACTCAACGATCTCTCGAAGAGGGTCATATTGGATATGAGACCACAGACTGGTCTAGTATTTCTGCTGATGATTATCAAAAGAAAATTACAGAGACGATGCGGCACTATGGATACTTCTATGAGAAGAAAGCCTATCAGTCTTGGATGCTTGCTTGGATAAAAAAGAATATGCCAGAGAGTGTCGAGAACTTTAAGGCTGCCGAGTCTTGGAGATGCACTTCAACTATGTCCAGCTTGTGTAAGATGGAACTCAATGGATGTGTTCTGCCTGAGTCGAGTAAAGATTTTCAACTAAAGCATGTTGAAGAACTGTTAGAGACTGGTAAAGTAAACCGTGAATCAAACGTTCAGTTAGATGATAACGATGAGCCAGTAAAAGCTCCTAAGCGTAAGACTCCTCATGAGTTACTTGCTGAAAAGACTAATGAGTTTATTGGCGAAATCGAAGGATGTGTAGATGATTTCTTCACTGGAGATTTAGATAAGGATTGGTCTTTGTATGATGAGATGCGTAAACAGAATACTGCGGCTCAGACTGCAAGAGATACCATCTCATACTATGCTGGAGTCAAAGAAGAACTCCGTGAGTTGATTGAAGATAAGACTGAGGATCTTGTTGAAGGTTACAGTCATATGACTATCAAAGAACAGAAGAAGTTCTACGATTTCATATCAGAACTAATTTCTGATTGTGAGAAGTTTATCATTAGTAAGAAAGCTACACGTAAGCCTCGAACTAAGAAAGCAACTCCTCTGAGTAAGCAAGTCGAGAATGTATTATACCTCAAGGAATCACTTGAATATAAGATTGCGAGTGTCACGCCAGAACAGATGGTAGGTGCCCACGCATTGTATCTCTTCAATACTAAGACAAGGGTTATGAAGTATCTTGTCTCTGATCGAAGAGATGGATTCCTCGTTAAAGGTAGTACCATTCATGGCTATGACCAAGAAGAGTCCTTCAAGAAGATGCTGAGAAAGCCAGAAGCTATGATTGAGACGATAGGCAAAGCTACTAAGTCTAAAGCACTTAAAGAGTTTAAGGCTTTGAAGACTAAGCAATCTACAACAGATGCCCGTATCAATAGAGATACTGTTATCTTGAAGATAATCAGATGACGAATGTTATCGATTTCTCAAAGTACCGGAAACAGAGGTCAGAAGAAATAGCTGACCTCAAAGAAGACGTTCATATCTTAAACAAGAAGATTGCACAGAGGTTCTCTGTAGATGTAGCGCATGATGTAGTGTCTGCTATGTCAGAATTAGGATATGATGTTACCGAAAACTATGAGTCAGTGCTTGACATTATGGTTCTAATCGAATCAATAAGAGCATTGATACATAGAACTTTAGGAGAAGAGTATCACTTTCAGAGTGTATCAGATAGAATATTTGCTGATAGTGATATGGACTGTGAGACTGCCTTGTTCGATTTTTTAGATGAGATGGACGAATCTGAAAATGATCCTATATAATTTACTTGACAAACCGATCAGTTTGTGTTATATTAGTAAGATAATTAATTCAAACTAGGAGAATATTATGATACTGGTTGACCTAAACCAAGTTATGATTTCCAACATGATGATGCAAATGGGAAATCACCAAAATGCCCAGGTAGATGAGAATATGCTTAGACATATGATACTCAACTCCCTGCGGTTCAATAGACAAAAGTTTCACCGAGAATTTGGTGAACTTGTAATATGCGCTGATGATAAAAACTATTGGAGACGCCAAGTATATGCCTACTACAAAGCAGGTCGTAGAAAGGGTCGTGAAGAGTCAGAGTTAGATTGGAATGCAATCTTTCAAGCACTCAACAAAATTCGTGATGAGTTAAAAGAGTTTTTTCCATACAGAGTAATCCAGATCGAAACTGCTGAAGCAGATGATATCATTGGTACGATTGTTCACAAAGAAGGTGAGCAGTTAAACACTGGTAGTAATCCAATACTTGTTTTATCTGGTGACAAAGACTACATTCAACTACAGAAGTACGCAAATGTAAAGCAGTATGATCCCACACGTAAGCGTTGGATCTCAAACTCTAATCCAGAGGCTTACTTACATGAGCATATAATTAGAGGCGATAAGGGTGATGGTGTTCCTAATGTCCTGTCAGCCGATAATGTTTTCGTTATGAATATCAGACAGCGACCAATTACCAAGAAAAGGTTGCTTGAATTCTCTGATATAAATACTATGAATGAGGAAGTGAAACGCAACTACATGAGAAACAAAGCTGTGATTGATTTGGAATTAGTTCCTGATAGAATCAAAGATCAAATTCTCAACGAATACGAGGCAGAAAATCCTAAAGATAGAAGCCAATTGTTAAACTACTTCATTAAGAATAAACTAAGAAACTTAATGGAAAGCATATCGGAGTTTTAATATGACTACAAAATCACTAGCAGAGATTACTGCTGAAGTTTGCGAATTGAAGAGTACATCTGAGCAAGTCGCATATCTGAAAGAGAACAATAGTAAAGAATTGAGAAATATTCTTATCTTAATGTACGACAAGAAATGGAGTTTTTCAATTCCAGCGACACCACCTCCATACAAGGAGTCAGTGCATAGTGAGACGCATGGCATGTTGTATCGTGAGGCTCGTAAGTTGGCATACTTTGTCAATGAAATGAAAGAGGGTGAAAACCTTACTCAGGTAAGAAAAGAGTCCTTGTTCATTCAAATGTTGGAGACTGTTGATGCTGATGATGCTAAAC